AGTCACGATCCCAGCAGGATCAAAGGGGCCAACGAGCTTTGGATGGCAGCAGCCAGAAAAGGCATTGTCAGATCCAGAAGCCGCTCGCGCATACTATGAGAAAAACCCCACACATAATGTTGGGCTGTTGCATGGCGCATCAGGAACGTGCGCTGTTGATATCGATCACGTCGAGAATACCAAGCTGATCTTCGAAGAGCTGGGCATCGACTTCAGCCTACTGATGAACTCCGCACCCCAAATTATTGGCCGTGAAAATCGTGGCAAGCTGATCTTCAAGGCTCCACCAGATCTTGTGACGCACAAAATATCGTGGCCGACTGAGAAAGATTCACGCAAAACAGAAGTGGTGTTCGAGCTGAGAGCTGGTTCAGTGCAGGATGTTCTGCCGCCATCGATCCACCCAGATACTGGGCGTCCGTATGAGTGGTCGGGGATGCCAATCTGGGATGGACTTCCAGAGCTTCCGACACAGCTCCTGACGCTCTGGAGGGATTGGGAAAAATTTAGAACCCAGCTCCAAGACATATGCCCTTGGAAAAAGAAGGCGCAGTTCCAGCCAACGAAGAAGCCAAGGCCAAGGGGCAACAACACGTCAGTGATCGACGCTTACAATGAGGCCCATGATATGCACACACTTCTGGTGCAGTATGGCTACAAGCCAACATCGCGCAGCAGATACCTGTCGCCCAACTCCACATCTAAGTTGGCCGGCGTAAAATTGTTTGATGATGGCCGTGCGTATAGCCACCATGCCAGCGATCCATTTGACAGCGCACACACATTCGATGCCTTCGAGCTCTATCTCCAGTACGAACATCAGGGCAATGTCAGCAACGCAGTCAAAGAAGCCGCGCATCTTCTGAATGTGACGCAAGATCCAGACTACGAGTATGACAAAGAGGCTATCGATCACGGCGCAAAAATTGCAGACCAAATTCTATCAAAGCCAGCCAAGTCATCCGACAATCCTCTGGATGGAATACCAGAAAATCTTCTAAGTGTGCCGGGCATCTTGCAAGACGTTGTAAACTACTACACGGTCACGGCAATCAAACCACAGCCACAGTTCGCTGTTCAAGCTGCAATTGCATATGGCTCAGTAGTCATGGGACGCCGCTGGGTGACAGATCAGAGAAATTTCTCCAGCCTGTACTTCCTCAACATTGGCGAGACTGGATCTGGCAAAGAGCATTCCAAGACTGTTCTCGAAGAGCTGCTCGAAGAGGCTGGCTTAGAAGAGTTGATCGGACCCGCTGGTTACACGTCAGCCGCTGGGGTCATCTCAACGCTCACCAAAAAACCCACCCATGTTTCTGTAGTGGACGAACTTGGCCGACAACTGAAGTCAGCCGCTGCCAAGGGGAACCAACACAAGGCAGATGCCCTAACATCCATCATGGAATGTTTTGGCCGACAGGATGGCACGCTCCGACAGCAAGGCTACGCAACCAATACCATGAAATCGGCAGATGCTGAGAAACTAGAGAAGGTGGTAAAGCGCCCCAGCCTGACCTTAGTCGGCATGTCAACGCCGTCTGAATTTATGCAGGCAATTGGTGGTGGTGACGTAGCGTCTGGGCTGCTGAACCGATTCGTTATCGTAAAGTCTGAGATCGGGGTGCAGCTATCCCAGAAAAAGCGCAGATCAAATATCTCAGAGCGTTTGGCAACATGGTCCAAGGATCACGCGCACGCGCAGATTGGTGATTTAGATTTGGGCAATGCCCACGACATGCCGCCACATCCAATTGAGGTTCCGTTCACGTTTGAGGCTGAGACACTGCTCAGATCTTATGAGGAGCGACTGGTGGATGCGATAAGGCGAGAGACTGGCACTGGCTTAGAGGCTATGTACAATCGATCCAGAGAGATCGCCATGCGGCTGTCTCTGATTATATCCAGATCAATGGGCCAAGATGAAATCGGTCCAGACGCAATGCAGTGGTCAATCGATTATGTCGATCACTACGCCAAGCAGACCATTGAGATGTTTAGGTCAAACATGGCAGAGGGTCCATTTGATGCAGCGTGTAAAGCCGTCTACGCCAAGATCGAAAAATCTGGTCTGGGTGGAATTACCGAAAGTCAGATCTCACGCACAGTGTCGGCATTTGCAAATATGGAGCCAAGACGGCGCAAGGAAGTTTTCGCGGCGTTGCAAGAGGATCGCGGTATTGAATACCGCCAGACAAATGAGGGTCAGAGGGGCAAGCCAAGGTTTGCCTACTTCGCCCCACCACAACACTAAGGATAGAAAATGGATAGAGCAGAAATTTTAGATACCGCAAAAAAATATGTGACCAAGGATCGTGCAGACCAGCACGGCGATATGGAAAGTAACTTTACAATGATAGCTGATCTCTGGTCAGTCTATCTGGGTGTTGAGGTCAAGCCACACGATGTTGGCGTCTGCATGTCCCTCCTGAAAATCGCCAGAATCAAGTCAACCCCTGAAAATGCAGATCATTGGCAGGACTCTTGTGGATACATGGCGTGTGGCGGGGAATTATCGGGATGAGGTCATCAACAATCATCGGGGGAAAGTCGCCCAAAAACAGCCGCAACGCTGCTGACTTCTACGCAACCCCACCTGAATGCACTATCGCACTGATCGATAGATTTGATTGGCTGTTTCGGGGTGGGCGTATTTGGGAGCCAGCTTGCGGCGATGGGGCGATCTCAAAAGTTCTGGAAGAACGCAACTTCAGAGTGATCTCAACGGATCTGCATGACCGTGGCTATGGCCATAGCAACATGAACTTCCTGACTGCTGATTGTTCCTGCGATGGTATCATCACAAATCCACCATTTAATCTGGCCGCTGAGTTCATTGAGAGATGCGCCCAAAAAGAAGTTCCGTTTGCAATGCTCACCAAGGCCACATTCTGGCACGCTAAGAAGCGGCAGAGACTGTTCTGGCAGACAAAGCCACTGGCTGTGATTGCTCTGACGTGGCGTCCAGCGATGTCACCAGAGCGTGGAAAAAGCGCCACAATGGATTTCATTTGGACCGTCTGGAGCAAAAAACCGTCACTCAAAACAAATTATATTTTGGCTAGTAAACCGACTTTACCACCACAATCTGATGTGATTTAAGATCGCTGTGGGTGACACCGCTGGGCATTCGTTTTCAAACGCAGCCGTGAAACCCACACGATTATTTCATATTATCATACATTAATTGTATGGCATAACTGGCCACCGGGTTCAGCGGCCTCTCTCCGCTCTCCCAGCGTCGTATGGTGCGGTTACCGTTGTTGCCCATGCCCCACTCGTCAGCTAGAGCCTGCTGGCTATATCCAAGCGCACGTCGCGCATCTTTGAATTGCTCTGGTGTCATGCCATCACCTCTTCAATTTCGTCCCACATTTCACGGTCAAGGCGAGCGAGTGTGCGGTCGATATTCTCGGCGACTCGTTCGCGGGTGTTGGCAAACTCCCACAACTTTTTACCGTATGGCCATCCCTTCGCTCTCCACTCACCATAAGGGTTGTTTGGGCTGGTGTCGTTGTGGATTTCAATGCCACGATACGAATAGACGTTGCCGCCAAAAGATCCAGTTTTATTTAATTTTGTGAATTTGCGTTTTGTCATTTTGTGTTCTCCTGATTGGCGGGCTTCATTGCCCTAGTTGGATGGGTGGGGCCGAAGCCCCTTTGGTTATTATTTAAAAGTGTCAAATTCATTAGGCTCAACTTCGTAAGCTATAAATTTTTTAACAAGAGATCCGACACAGCCTTTGATTTGAGAAATTGATAAATCACAGTGATTAGATATTCCCCAAACATTAACACAATATATATCTTGCGATGCTATAGCTTCGTTTATTGCGTTAAAAACTGTTGTTTCCATTTGAGTCATTTGAGTTGTCATTTTGGTTCTCCTAAGTTAGTGGGCTTTATTGCCCTATACACATACAGATAGGACATCTGGCCCTCATGGTCAAGGGCTACATGTAAATTATTTTAAATTATTTTTTTCGTGCCTTTATTTATTGCAGTATTTAGTGCTTTTTTAAATAACTGTGTATTCTCTATTTAAAACAATGGCTTAGTATTAATTGCATTTATTGCAATAATGCAGTCACCTGTAGTGCCTAATATCCCCCCATATGTATCAGAGAGAGGGGTAGGGTAGGTAGTATGTAGTAATGTAATAAATAATATATCTATTATATATACTATAAGAATAAGGGGTTTGGGCTGGGTGAATAAGTGCAGTCTGGGTTACTGCAATTAATAAGCAGTAAATACATTAAAAAAAATTTCGATG